AATAACAATTAAATATCAGTCGGGGGATCAGGCTACTTATGTGGCCTATCCACCGGACTTCGCCAAATGGGAAGTAGCCTCGAAGAAGTCGATCTCAGAATTCTCAGGAATGTGGGACATCTTATTCGTAGCACATAGCGCCATGAAGCGAGAAGCTGCTGGGCAACCAGTCAAGCCTCTCGATGTATGGATGGATACCATCGAAGACATCGATGTGGATTCTGATAGCCCAAAAGCCATAGCCGCGGAAGTATCGGCAGACTCCTAGTCGAGTTAGCCATCGCAACCCATATCCCGATGAGGGAGTGGGAATCAGCGGAAGATATTTTAACGGCGATCGAGATATTACAGGAGCGTAATGAATCAGCAGGAAGTTGATGCTTACAATCGGAGAGAACTCCGAGAAGTAATCAAAGCCTTCAAAGCCATGGACGAGAAGGCAGTCGAAGAAGCCAAGAAGGTATCTGGCGCTTTGGCTGACTACGCCCTAGGCAAGATTCAACAAGCTGCTGGAACTCGAACCGTAGCCACAAAGGTTGCAGTTCGCATCGCTCAAGGTGGCAAGGTTTCAAAGACTTCTAAAGTCGGAGAGATTAGCCTGGGCTTTGCATCTCAAAAGTTCTCAGGTGGAGCAGACACTAAGCGCCTATGGGCTGGCATGGAATTCGGTTCTAATCGCTATAAGCAATTCCCAGCGAGAACCCCACGCTTCCGCAAAGGCAATTACGGCTACTTCATCTATCCAACGCTCAAGGCTGCCCAGCCTTATATTATTAACGAATGGCAAGATGCCTTCTCAAAGATTATTAAGGAGTTCTAATGGCTGGTGATACAAGAACCCTTAAATTAGCAATCCTTGGTGAAGTCAAAGATTTAAGCGCCAGCCTAAGAAAAGGCGCTAATGAAGTAAGTTCCTTTGGGGACAAACTTACTAAATTTGGGCGAGTTGCTGGAGCGGCCTTCTTTGCTGCAACCTTAGCCGCTACTGCCTACGCTGGAAAACTTCTAGTCGATGGCGTGAAATCTGCCCTTGAAGATGAGAAAGCCCAGCGACTTCTAGGTAAGACTTTAGAAAATGTAACAGGCGCTACAAAGGCTCAAATTGCTGAAGTAGAAAAATTCATAACTGCAACATCCTTAGCAGTCGGCGTTACAGATGACGAACTTCGCCCGGCATTCTCTCGCTTGGTCAGATCAACAAAAGATGTCAGCGAAGCGCAGAAGTTATTAAACCTAGCCTTAGATATTAGTTCCGCAACAGGCAAGCCGCTTGAAGCGATAGCAGCTGCTCTAGGCAAGGCTTACGATGGCAACGCAGCATCTCTAGGCAGACTTGGCCTTGGTATAGATGCTTCTATTCTTAAATCTAAAGATTTCGACAAGATATTTAATGTACTTCGAGAAACATTTGATGGCTTTGCCAAAGCCGAAGCCAATACCTTTCAAGGCAAATTAGATCGACTAAAAGTTGGTTTTGATGAATTAAAGGAAAGCATCGGCTTTGCCGTATTGCCAGTACTTACTAACCTGGTCAATTACATCGTAAAGTATATTGCTCCAGCCCTTCAAGGCTTTGTGGATTCATTCACTAGCGGCAGCGGATTAAATAAGGCTTTCATGGTATTCGTGGATATTATCAAATCTATATTTACGCCAGCCCTTGAAGGCATCAAGTATGCGTTCGATGTAGTTCGAGATGCCGTTGGCAATACTGGCAAGTCTTGGAAAACCTTCTTTGACTTCCTTCAAGATTATGTTGCTCCCTTCTTTGGTCAAGTTCTTAAATATGCTATCCAAGGCGTTGGCATTGCTTTAGCTGGAATCGTCACAGTACTTGCCAAAGTGATCGATGGATTCAAATCGTTCTTCTCACTAGCTGCCAAGGTTGGCGGTGCTATCGGTGGATTCTTCGGCGGTGGTAAAGCAGCTGGTGGCCCAGTCATGGGCGGTACAACCTATCTCGTAGGCGAGAAGGGCCCAGAACTCTTTACACCATCGAACTCAGGCACAATCATTCCTAACGGTAAATTCGGTGGCGGTTCTTCAAATGTCATCAACATAACCGTCAATGGCGCAATCGATCCGATCTCTACTGCTCGCCAGATTAGCCAAATCCTCAATCGTGAAGCAACCCTTTCAGGAACATTCAACAGGCTCGGAGCATCCCTACTGGTGGGCGCATGACTTGGAAACCAGAACTTACAGTTTCGATTAAAGGCGTTGATCGCAAATCTATAACCCTGACTGATGTTCTGATCTTCTTTGGCCGTTCGACAGTTTGGGAACAATCTCGTTCTGCCTATGCCAGAATCTCAATCTTAAATAACATCGACTATGACTATCGCTGGGACATGAACCAGGTAGTAATCCTGAAGGTTAAAAATACTGCTGGAACAGATGTCACTATCTTTACTGGCAGAATCACTAGCGTTGATAATACCCTTGCTGGCTCTGGAACTATTGGCACTAGCGCAGTCCAAACAATCACAGCAGTAGGCCCATTCTCCAAGATGTCTCGCAAGATCATCGGCACATCTAACTGGGCTAAAGAGATGGATACAGTCAGAATGGCTCGCATCTTTGACGATGCTGGAGTGACTACGGATGTGGTTGACAGTCCGGCAATTTATGAATTCGCAGCCAGAACAGCCAGCCCAATAGATGCTTATACAGCTGCGGCTTCTTTTGCCCAACAGGCTTTCGGCTATGTCTATGAAACAGCAGATTACAAAGTGGGTTTTGCCAATGAGACTCGTAGAACAACCGATGCCAAGGCTAATGGATATAAGGTAATACCTAACGATTACATCCTTTGGAACAATGTCTCAAGCCAGAAGACTTTGGCAGACATCCTCAATAACATGACTTTGACTTACGACTCTGGAACTAAGACTTCTACCGATGCAACAAGTATTGCCGAATATGGTCAAGTGGATGGATCGATCGCCACTAGCCTGCATAACGGCACAGATGCTCAGACGCAGGCTGATCGCTATGTAACCCTTCGAGCCAATCCTCGGACTTCCGTCAGCTCTTTTACTATTCCAGTCAACTCGACCAATGTCACAAACGATATGAGAGATTTCTTCATCGCAATGTCTATGGGCGAAGCAATCGAAATAACCGAATTGCCTATGGCTTTGAAAAATACTAACTACCGAGGATTCGTTGAAGGCTATTCATTCTCGATCAACGAATACGAAATGATACTCAATCTGGTAACTAGCGACTATACCTACAGCTTCACTCCAACTCGATGGCAAGATGTCTCAGCCTCACTTACATGGAATGGCGTTGGGGCTACGGTACAATGGACCACTTACGATGACTAGGGGCAAGCGTGGCAACAACAACTAATTATGGGTGGAGTACGCCTGATAACACAGGGTATGTAAAAGATGGCGCTCTGGCTATCCGAACCCTTGGAACGGCCGTTGATGCCTCTATGGCAGTCCTTCGAGGCGGCACTACTGGTCAGGTACTCCAAAAGGCTTCTAATAGCCAAATGGACATTGTATGGGGAACAGTATCTTCAACCCCTCGAATTGGTCAGGTAATTCAGACAACAACTACCACTTCAACTGGAACAGCCTCAACTACCTATGTGGATGCAACAGACATAACCGCAACTATTACCCCAACACTTTCAACCAGCAAAATCTTAGTCACTATTTCATCGACAATGGGTCATGATGGCAATTTCAATGTGGCTCCACTAGCTTGGTATCAAATAGTAAGAGGCAGCACAGCAGTTCATGAGGCTGGCTATAACACCATTTACACAAACATTTCACAGACCGCTTCTTTTGCTGCGCAGAGAGTTACCATAATGTATTTAGATAATCCAGCAACAACTTCGGCAACAACTTACAAATTACAAATAAAAAAGGCCAACGGAACCAGCGCAACTGCTGGATATAATGGAACAAGTGTGGTCATTCTTCAAGAGGTACTCGTATGATATTTAGAGCAATCGCATCACTTCGTCCAGGTGCAGAATTCACCATGAATAACGATGATATTAAGACAATCGTCTGGCATACAGAAGGGGTAACTACTCCAACTAAGAAGCAGATCGATGATGAGATCAAGCGTTTAGAAGCTGCTGAACTGGCTGAACTTCAAGCCAAAGAAGCTGCTAAGGCTTCCGCTATTGCTAAACTTGAGGCACTTGGGCTCAACCTTGCTGAGGCACAGGCGATCATCGGCTAATGAAACCAAGACTATGCAAATCAGGCGTGATCCTTCGTGACCAAATCAATGCCGCATTCCCCGATCGTGATAAGACTTCCGATGGCTGGATCGCAGATGCAAGGCACATGTCTCGTGGCAAGTCTGATCATATTCCAAATGCTGACTCAATCGTATTTGCCATCGATGTTGACCGCGATTTATCCGGTAAAGCCAAGCCCGACATCATGCCCGATTTGGTTGATCAGATTCGACTCTATGCAAAGTCTGACAAACTCAAGCGATTCTCTTATCTTATCTTCGATGGAAAAATCGCTTCGGCAAAGTCGCTCTGGAAATTCAAAACTTACACTGGTATTAACAAGCATAACCATCACGCTCATATCTCTTTTACTTTGGCTGGGGATTTACATGATCTTCCGTTCGATATTCCTTTGATTGGAGTTAAGTAATGGGTCGCGTAACGATTAGTTCAAATAACCTCTTTCCTGGTCCTAAGGGCGAAAAGGGTGAGAAGGGCGATGCAGGCGGTCCAGCAGGACCAACAGGCCCAGCAGGTCCTACAGGGCCACAAGGTCCAACTGGTCCTCAAGGTTTACAAGGCACTCAAGGCAATCCAGGTGCGCAAGGCGCTCAAGGTCCAACAGGATCAACTGGCTTACAAGGCATCAAGGGCGATAAAGGCGATACTGGATCGACTGGCCCAGCAGGTTCTACAGGTGCTACAGGTGCTACAGGTGCTACTGGAGCAACAGGCGCATCTGGTACAAATGGTACTAATGGACTCAATGCAGTTTATGACACAGATCAAGCCGTAATCTCAATGCAAGTATTTGGATAGGAATAGACAATGGCAACATATACAAAAGTACTTCTTTCAAGCTCATCAGTAGGGTCTCCGACTACTGTCGTGGCAACTGCCTCAACTGGTACAACTATCCATACCACAGGCACATCTGCTGTAATCATTGACGAGGTTTGGCTATATGCCAACAACACCTCAACCTCTCCAGTATTGCTAACCGTTCAATTC